GGTATAATACATGGTCAAATATATTACTAAAAATAAAATCAAAGGAAGCCTCCGTAAAAGGAATATCATGAACATCTCCTTCTATTACCAAAGGAGGGTCATCATTTAAGTCTATGCCTATAGTATCCAAGAGTCCTTGTTCCTGCAAAACCGCTACCTCCTGGCCTGTCCTAGCTCCCAGGCACAAGCCTTTGTTTAAAGAAGCTAATAATTTTTTATGATTACTAAAAATCTGTCTAAACCCAGAACAATCTGAATCCCAGGAGCTACCTCCTTTTGACAGAGCTTTGTGTAGGTCGCTTCCATGAGGAGCTTTTGATTTTTGATGAGACACATACTCTTCATAGCTGCTATATTCTTTAATTTCTATTTTATTCATGATAATATCCTTGATATTTCACAGAAGGTACTCTCTGGGTGGTATATTTGTATATCAGTTTTAGCTAATAAATACATATCAACTATAGAGTCTTGAGATTTCTCCTTTGATATTACAAAATTATAATCCCAAAGCTGTTCTTTGTCTTCTTTTGTAATATGTTCCCTGCCTTGTCTAGTAATTACACGATCTTTAAAGGTGCTACAAATTTCTTTTTCATACTCCAAATCGTCTGTAGACAAAAAGAATTTCGCAGAACCTCCATAGTCATGCATCTGATTTATATAGTAACCAACATCAACATTAAAATCAGTACCTCTAGCATGCACACCTATAACATTATTATCCAAACCTAACTCAACTGTTTCCTTATCAATCTTCTCTTGTATGAGGGGGATGGGCCTTAAGCTTTTAATGAACTCATGGCAAAACTCTCTATTAGTATTTGGGATGAAATTATTACAATAGAAAATAATGTTATCTTCATTATCGTTTGGGGTGTATGATCCCCTAGGAGACATGCTTCCTATGCCCTTCCCAGCTAAGTGTCTTAAATCATGACAACCATACTTTGACGATAAACGGTTTATACTACTAATCTCTGAATAAATCTTATATGATTTTAAATTATCTAAGTCTTCGGAAGAGAGTTCTATAATGTCATTCTCAAATAACTCATTAAACTTTGCTAAGGACCCATTAGTAGTTTTGGAATCCCAATATTGGCATAAAGTCCTACCAGACTCCTTTGCTGCTGCGTATGCAGAGGAGAGCGGTCGCAATCTATTCCCTAATCCCCCTGTTGTATAGTTTATAACAGTTTTCATTTAAAGAAGGATAATGACCTATCATCCACGGGTAAATTGCTCATGATATATTATAGTTGAGACTTCCACCTAACCTGTGGCAAATATGGATTTTGTTTTAGTCCATTGTTAGCATACCCCTCAAACATATGGGGGATAGTCCCCATTTTCCATAGGATGAAAGGTAAACCTATTTGATCTCTTGAGGAGTACTTGCAAGTTAACTCCCACCATTTTAAATTAAGTTCTTGCACATTTAGAGTGTTTTTACGGACAAATGCTGGTAACTCATAGAGCCCATGATTTTTTGGGAATCCACAAGATTTGTAATAACTAAGTTGATTGGATATTAATGCGGGATCATCGTAACCTAATTTGATCACCTCACTAGCTTCCTCGAAAGCGCATACCCTATGAGGGTGCTTAAACAACCCAATATCATTCTCGCCCAGGTTTGCACAAATCTTTAAAGGATCCATAATTGGTTCATGGGTGGGATCTACCCAAATCCAATAATCATAATCAGGTAAGAATAAATGAGGAAGAATTTTATATATCTTTGCATCCCGTCTTCCTTTATACTTCTCATCTAAACTAAAAGGAACGGACTGTATTTGCTTCCAAACATTACAGTCATGGTGCCTGTCAACAAAAGCATAATAATCTGCTGAATCAAATGATACCGCAGGAGGATGAAGATTTTGGTTTGTTCCGAAAATAGAAGTAATTATAGCAATCTTCATGAATATTTCTCCCTAGTATATGCAACCTCTTTATCAATGATATCTTGCGTAATTTGTGTTGTAGATATTTGCCCATCCCACAACCTATTAACAACTAAAATCCTCTCAATAATTTCAGGTAATCCATACTTATCAAACAGTCTCTTATAGTAATCTACATCCATTAACCAAGACAAGCTCTCATCAAACTCCAACACATCTTTATTCCTAACGGCTAACACAGACGGAGAACTAATAGTGTTATTGCCTAAGTATATATTAGAATTATACTTAGGAATCATAGGATTAAAAAAGTCTACCTTGTCTGATGTATGCACAGTGCCAGTAACTAACCAATTAACCTGAGGTTTATTAAATCTTTCATAAATTACCTTCAAGCAATCTATATCGCAGAGGTAATCATCCTGAAATAGAATTTTGATCACTTCACCTATAGCACACTTTATAGCATTATTTATATTAGCTGAGGAGGATCCTCTTCCACTCGTATTTCTAAAGTAGTTTATATCCATAGAACTCTCTTTTGCTACCGACTCACAAAAGTTCTTTATGTTATCATCCTTGCTGTGATCAGAAATAACTATCTCAAAATCCTTAAGCGTCTGCATCCTTAAACCTAGGAAGGATTGCTCTAAAAACTCAACACCCCTACCTCCCATCTCATAGGTAGGAATACACACAGACACTTTCATCTAGCCTCCTCCAAGAATCTAGTAATCTCCTTATCGACTCTACCGTGGAAATTGCAGTAGTTTAAAGCTGTATTATAATTTTTCTCTATAACTTCTTCTAACTCTTTGTATTCATTAGGGACTAATGTGTTTAGTATTTTCTCTAAACCACTCAAGTTTTGGAACGAAAGCATTCCCTCCTCATCAAAGAACTCTCCCACATTGGGGGCTCCCCAATAAATAGGGACGGTTTTTGTTATAAAACAATCAATAAGTTTTTCTGTTATCCAATTAGGCGTAGATTCATTCTCAATAATAATTGAATACTTAGCGTTTTTAAATATCAATTCTTTATTATCAATTCTTGGGGGAGTTCTAATACTTCTAACAGAAAAATTGTTTATCTCCTCTTTGTCCTTTAAATACTCAAAAACAGCTTGTCTGAGTTGGTGTCCTGGTGCCCAGGATTTATCGCTGGTTAAGAAGGATACCTCGTCTTCCTTGTTACTCCAACAATTAGAGGGACTATTTATCCAGCAATCTCCATAAACAAACTTCCTAGCATTGTCGCAATTATCTAAAATATCAGGATGCCAAGCTAAAATAAGATCAAAGGCATCATGATGAGCAATGGTTGTGGATCTAAGATCCTTAACAGATGGGGGCTCAAGCTGTATGAAAACCTTCAAATCTGCTGTAGCATCAAGTTGTAAAAAATCAATGGCTATACTAACCTTCTGTTCTCTATCTTGAAAAGCATTAGAAACATCTTGGCTATACAGTATAGGCTTCATATGACTAACCACTCCTTACAGTATACATCTTTAGTATTATAGCCCTTTTTAGCTGGCCCAAACCATTTTTTAGGGGCTACCACCTTCTTACCCTTGTTCCCCCCTAGCCAAGCACCCCACCAACTAAAAGAGCTATTAGCCATGATATGATGATCACATAAGCTCATTAGCTGTAAATCCTCAAGGGGGTCGGTGTTGAGGGATACTTCGCAGCTTTCTTTAGTAAAATTATCCTGGCACCATTGCTTATCATCGGAAAAGATAAGAAACCTGCAATCCTTAGGGAATTCATTCATAGCCCTCTTGTAGTAGTCGAGGGAACATACTGGGTGATGGTCAGAAAGATTTAGATAGTCTCCTCGTCTAACATGAACGCTAACAGTATTGGTACTAAGAGCTTCAACCTTTTTCTTAAAAGTAAATTCTTTTCTAACTTCATCAGCAAAATCAGCAAAATATTTTTCAGACTGAAAGTAGCCGTATAACTTCATGTCCTCATGCGGGATGGGCAGAGAAGAATATGAAAAACTCTCCTCAAAATAAATGGGCGAAGGGTTAGACTTTGTTTTAGCAGAAAGATTAAATACTTCGTGCAAGTTAGGGGTGTTTTCTGGGAAGGCGCAGGTTGTCCCTGATCGTAAACTTAATGCATATGTCGCAGCGTACTGAAACATTTGATTGCCTAGCCAACCAAAATAACCATCAACAAAAGAAATCATCTATCTAGTGAAGAGTAGGCGGGTAGGGATCTACCGTGCTGGGCGAGGAAGAAGTTAGAGGCAGCTTTAGGGCCTTTGTGTTCATTTAGTGGATTACCTTCATTGTAAACATAATTAACATCATCAATAAACAGCGTGTGGTCCTCTCCTGCCATCTCAATCATAGGAAGCATGAAAAAGATATCTCCTGCCGCACTAGCATAAGAACCCTCCCACTTTAAGTCTTCTTGTTTAATACTTCTCCAAAGAAAGGCTTTCCAAGTTCTTAAGTGGCTTGCAGTAAATACTGAGCCCCTTGTTTGGTTAGTGGGAACCCACTTAGCAAACCCTGGTCTACCGTCACTATATTTAAACTGTCCATAAGTAATCCAAACATCATGATCAGAATAATACTTTACAACCCTTGAGAATACATCGTTATCGGGTAGCCAATCATCCCCATCAACCTCAACAATAATATCATCGTCATCAATGCTATAGTTACTCCTAATTACGCTGTCGTAATTTCCAGTTTGATATAGCTTCTCAGTATTATTAATAATTTTAAACCTATCATCATCTCCCACAGTCTCCTCTGCCACAGCTACGGTATTATCAGTTGATAAATCGTTTGTAATGTAGCAAATGAAATTCGAATACTTTTGAGATTTTATGCTTAACAAGCATTGTTTGATCCACTCTTCGCAATTGTATGCTGTGGTAATAATAACTAACTTCATGGTTTATTATAGATGGGGGCTCTATGTAATTCCTTTAGATCTTCTGATTGTTTTTCGTACTCAGCCATTAGTTTAGGGTCACCTTCTGGTTCGTAGTGACTACCGATAACTTCCTCAACTCTGAAGAAGGTTAGATCCTCTTCTGCCATTTTAATATACAACTCATGATCAGCGACATAACCCCCCCGAATATTGTACATCCCTAAATCCAGGAAGCTCTGGTTCTTAATTAAGGGTGAGCATCCACAAAAATTCTCTTCAATTAATGCTTTTTTGGAATACTCAGGCCAGTTCTGATACCCTATAATATTCGCGTGTTCTTTATCATCTACTAATTTGAAGTTGCCGTAAAACAAATCAACATCAGGAAATTTGTCAGCGTAGGCTAAATAATTCCTTAAAGCACCTCGGGTTAACCTGTCTGAGATATTTACAGGACACACCCACCCATCTGCGTACATAATATGGTTAATATAGGCTGCACGATTTAAAGCTTGGAAGGGCGTTAAAGGTTCTTGGAACCACCTAAACAATATACCAGGGCGAGGTACATACTTTTTAATTTTTTCCCAAGTGCCATCTGTAGAGCCTAGGTCAACAATGGTGAGATCAAATCTTACCAAGGTTTGATTAGTTAGCGACTCAAAGAAACCATCAATAAAATCTATATTATTATATGAGAACGCTATTAGCTGTACCTTTGCAGGAAGCAGGGTAGTTGCATTTTTCTCAGTCAGTCCTCTTTTAAAAGGGATGCCAGAAGCATCCTCCTCTATAGTATGATATTCTTCTTCCATAGTTCTAAAATATCCTCTTTAGGTAAGTAACTTGCGTCCGTATCAGCGGTATCCAAACCCCTGTAACTTACACCCGTCTTCTCACATTCAGCTTTAACAAAATTAAAGGTTTCTCTTTGTGATGAGTGATACACAGCATCAATAGAATCATACATTTTCTGCTTATCATCTACATGACCCTGGTAATGAATGTTATCAGGGTACTTAGCTAATAGCGGCTCTAAATATAATTTAGCATATGCAGGATCATTAAGAAGACCAAACAAGTAGATCTTTTCCCACCCATCCCATAAAGCTCGTTGGATGGAAACATGAGCCTGTTTATGTGAATCTAAACTTCCAATGATGCCGCAAGCCTTGGTCCCCAAGGGGCTAGGTTTAAGATCGCTAACAATATTAGGGATTACAAAATTAGGGTGATTAACTGATTGCCACTTCTTTTGTGTGTTGCTTACATAATGAATGGCATCGTAACCTGTTAGATCTATATCCTTTAGTGGGAACATATTAGTCTCATGACAAGATAGAATATGTAAGCAGTCGTTAGCTTTTAATTCCTCCGCATTAACTCTAACATAATGAGATATAATAGTATCGCCTTGTTCAACTTCTATTTCCTTTTCGGTGCCTGATTTACATTTATCTAAGTGCCAATCATGCGGTCCATACATGGTGCAATCTATACCGTTTTCATTAAACAGATTACATAGATTTATATGCGCGATAGTTGATCCCCCTGGGTTAGACCAACCTGTAACAATTTTTATTTTTCCTGTTCTTGACATACTATTTTCTCCCGTGCTTCAAAGCAAACATCATACAACCCTATCCTACTACCCGCAACTTTGTTAAGATCAAATAATTCCTCGGTAATAGAATGCAGGTTTTCACCCAATTCCATGCGGTGTTTTTTGTCCTTGGCTAACCTCGTCAAGACCTTCACCCACTCAGACTTGGGTGCATCTGGGTCAAGTAAATAGCCTGTTTCCCCGTTAATAATAGTATCGCTGTAACAACCCACATTGGAAGCTACGAGGGGGACTTTATACCTACCACACTCAGCAACTTTGATATCTGATTTACTATCATTAAAGTTATTCATCTGTAGTGGAGCTAGAGCAACATCCATCCTAGAAAAGAAGTACCCATAGTCTTCTGCTCCAACTGCGTTGTAAATTTGCCAATTCTGTGAACCTTTAAACCCTGATAGAAGAGTATTTTTGTAGTTCTTCCATACATCTAATTGCCATGCCTCTTTTTTATCGTCTGGTGCTACAGGTGGGCATCCATAAAAATCCCATTGGACTCTCTCTCGTCCAGCCTTGCAATTAACTAGGTGGGGGATACCAGCAAACTCTTTTACATCTTCTTCGTGATGAATCCCTCCTGCCCAACCAAACCTGCACACATTTTTACGGGGAGATGGCTGCTTAACACCATTCCAACTAGGCATGAGATAATCAATAGCATTTTTAACAACTGCAAGAGTTCCTGCTCCCATAAAAGGAACTACTCTGTCTGCAAACTTCTTCTGAGTTACAGTAACTAAATCAGAATTGTTATAAATAAACTTAGTTAGCTCCTCAAGACCCTTATCCTTATACACTTGTTTAAGTCGGTGTCCATCATAAAGATCAGTAAGAAGATCGTCTGTATCATAATGAACAAACTTACCAAACTCCTTAGCCTTCCCTACGATCCTAGCTGTATACTGACCACCAAAGTTTGAGATGTTCTGAGTCATGACGATATCAGCCCAATGCATATCTTCAAACTTCCAGTTCTGCTTCCACCTTCCTGCGTTCTGGCCTGTTTCTTCTAACCCTAAAGGGTTCTTATTGAACCTAACCTCCACGCGATCTGGGTAGCGTTCCTGAAGCTTTTTAAATGGTCCCCAGGCTCTGTAATAAGCACACCCACCGTCATTGGCAGGACAAACGAGTATCTTGTATTTTCTCATAATAAAAAAGGGGGAGGGAACATTAAGCTCCCTCCCCATATTATAGTCCTAAGGTGTTGTCAAGCTTCTTCTTCTTCTTCCCATTCTTCCTCTTCAACAAACGCTGCTTCCGAAGTAGCAGACGAGTGTGACATACCAAGTGCTGAAGCGATGCTGCCAACAGCCCCACCAAAGTCCACATTCTTATCCATAGGCACGATGGCTTTAATAGCCTTACCATAGTGCTTACGCTTGCGTGAGCTAAAGAGAGTAACAATACCCTCCCATGCAGCTAGACCAGGGAGGAAAGCAGTAGCGATCCCGAAACCAGCGTCAATGATACCGCCCAAGGCGTTTCCATCAATCTCACCCCCAGCAGGGACAAAGGCAGCATTATCTTTAAGTTGATCTTTGTTTGCCAGGACAAGAGTAGTTCCTTCAGGGAACTTTTCTTTGATCGAATCAGGAAGTTGGTCGAGGGGGATGATAGCTCCCATTTCGCCTTCCACAAGTTGATCCGTTGTCGTAAATACAGTACCTTCTCCGAAGAATCCTTCAAGAGCGGCGCAGGAACCCAAGCCCATGCCAAGTGCTGTAGTAAGTAAGAGGGTTAGAATAATATTTTTCATAGTTAATTAATTTTGCAGTCGGTCGAGAAGATTACCATCAGAGTTTTCAGCAACTACATTCATAGCAGCAGTTTTAACTTCATCGTAATCCTCAAGTTTAACCAGTTCGTGAACCATATGTAGGGAATCCATGTATGCAGCAATTTCTGCTTGGGTTCCCGTAGGTTCGGATTTAGGACGAGGCTGTGACTGGTCATACTTAGGCCATTGTCCTTCCATTGTTTTGATGATTTTAAAATCAAAACCATCTTGAAGATCGGTGATATCACCAAAGTCTTCATCCAACATAGCAGCAACAATCTTTTTAAAGAGGATTACGCCAACGGAAAGAATCTTAACCTCACCACTATCACGATCAAGAATGTTCATGTAGTAACGAGCGCGAGGCTTAATTTGCCTCGCCAGATCCTTATCGGAATCTTTATCAGTCTTCCAAAGACCGAAGTAAGTATCACAAAGGGGACAAGCCTCTCCATGCATCTTTCGACAATGGAAGTTCTTAGCCATACCATCGGAACCAACAATACGATGCAATTTAGTTTCTGCATAGAATTCGGTTTCATCGTCCTTCGCTGGAAGGATGCGAACAAGGGTTGTCCCTTCTTTGATTTGGAGGTAGTGGGAAGATCCTCCCCCTCCTTGTGTAGATTTGCTGAGTTCAGCGTGTTTTGCCCGAAGGGCGTTAAGATCAATAGCCATTAAATTAGTCTCCTTAGTGTAAATTGGTTAGCGGTAAGTTATTATAGTTAGTTAAATAGTTTTTTCTCTTCTCTTTGATGAGAACTTAATTGAATAAGCATATCTTTCTTATGGGTCAGGGACATAACGAGCCCCTTCAAGAATTCATACTTTTGTTTAGCATCAAGGTACTTATCATTGTACTCATCATAATCAGAGTGAGAGAATACAGCATCATCCAAGTCCTTAGCAGTCATCTTGGTTGATGATTCAGATTTCATTTGCTTACGAGTCATAGCAGCAAACTTTTCTAGTCCTCTGTTAGCTTTCTCCATATCTACTTTTGCCATGCAAGCCATAGTAGAGTAGGAAGCATAAATGGAGGATTGTCGAACCATAGAATCTTCAAGGTTGTGTGGGTCAACTCGGGTAGTTTCTTCAGCGATGTCGAAATATTCCTCGACACTCATTTCTTTAAACAAGGAAATAATGTTTTTCATAATTGGTACTAGTAGCCCATAGGGGGTAGGGTTCTTGTGGATGTGCCTGTCGGCGTAACTGTCTCTATTGTTATAGACGCTTCGGCGGCTTTTTGTCCTGGTAAATTGGAACTATTTTCTGTAAATAACAAACCAAACTCTCGCTCGGATATTATTTGAAGTCCTCCCGTTGATCGCTCTACTAAGTACTCCCCTGGTTTACCTATTTTTTTAGGTTTATGCGGTGCGTCAGCAGGAGCAGATCGTGAATGAATTCCGAACTTTACAGGCATTTTCCTAAACAAAGTTCCTGATCTATCTTGTCTTGTTATCGTATATGTTCCTGGGTTTGCAAAATACCACCCAGGTAAATTATTTGAAGGATTTTTTAAATAAACCGAAAAGTGGGCGAAGCCCTCATCGTTGCCATTTTTATTCCAGTAAAAGAAGTCTGCCATAATAAATTATCTCCTAACTTATTTAGTGTCTTTATCCTCAATTTATTCAAAAATGAATTTGAAAAGTTCTTTATTTAACCCTGCTAATTGCTGAATCATATTAGCAGTAACTGTAGTAAGAAACTCGTTACCTATAGTGGGCATCTCATCATCATCACCTAGACCATAAAGATCAAAACCGATGTGGCAGATCTCATGCAATAGAGTTGCTTTGTAATCCTCTAGGCATTGATCAGGATCAATAGTAAGAAGGGATTTGGGGAACTCAACGCAACCATATAGATTGTCTTTAGCTAAAGACTTTTGAGATATAGTAAAGGTCTTTATCCCAGTATAAACCTTTAAAGGGTGAATTTGCTTTTCATATTTCATTTAATCCTCTCCGTTAGCATAGTCTGCCTGACCCATCCTCAGATTTCCGTAATCAACATTCATGGGAACAATAAATCGGGGCCGTCCATTACGGGATTTAATAACAAATGCTCTCATCTGTCCATTATCGAATTCTTCCGTAGTTTGATTCAGAGAGATAGCGAAATCACAAGTACGAATCTTTCCGTAGGAATCCCCCAACTCTGCATCTGTAATAATCTTTACCATCCTGCCCTGCCTGTTAGTCTGTGTCGCAGTCCACAGTAGGCAATTATGCTCCATAGCAAGACCCCGCAATTCCTCGGATATTCGCTGCTGTGCGTGATATTCTTGCTGCACCTCAGTTGTGGGCCTCAGAAGCTCCAAGTAATCAACGACAATCAAATCTGGTACAAAATCGCTATGATTTTGAAGCTGTACCAACAAAGCCCTGAGAGTGTTCACATTAGCAGTAGCAGTAGGGAATTCTTTAATAACCAGTTTGGCATTAAACTTATCTTGGAAGACTTGTAGCCTGTCCTGTACTTGCAATTGGCTACTAACTTCCTTAAGCTTGCCCTGATTATATCCAGTTATGATGGAGTCGAATCTTTGTGCTACTTTATCTTCACGCATCTCCAAGGAAATATACAAAACATTTCTCCCCTCGGTAAGCCCCATGCAAGCCTGATTAACTAGCCACAAGGACTTACCCACCCCTGGAGGAGCAACAACCATGGCTAACTCCTTCGGACCTAAACCACCTTCTAGCGACTTGTCAAGGTCTGGAAGTAGTGTACGGTATCTCTCCTGTTCTTCTCTATCGAATACACGCTTCCACCTATCTGAGAAATCATCGAAATACTCCTGACCTACATTAACATTTCGATTAACAAGTAGAGCCTCACGAACAACAGTCTCTACAGCAGCTACATCACCCCGCTTAATAAGTTCTAGGCTTTTATGGATAGCCCTCTTCATAGCCTCCTTCTTAGCAAAATCCTCAACCTTATCTAGGATGAACTCCTTGTTTTGGATACTAGAAGTATCTAAGTTGTTGATATATGATAATTCATCAGAGTAATCCGACAACAACTCTCTCTCACCTTTGAAGGGTTTGACAGACTCTAGGATAATATCATCATTAGGAAGATTACTATACTTCTCATAATGATCTTTAATTACCCTAAAGATATTAGAGTGAGATGGGTATTCAAAGTAATCCTCTTTAACAAGGTCTGAGGAATTAATAAAGAAATCTTTATCTGATTTAGCGAGGAACAAGATTCCTCGCTGAATGTTATCGCTAAAGTTGTAGGACATTCTTAGTATTGTTTAGTCGGATGGTTCGGGTCTAGCTTTGCCTTATTATAGGTATGCTCGGTTAATTTTCTAGCACTATTAATCTTTCGGGATACCTCTTTGTCATTCAACTTTTTAGCCCTACCACTTTCCACTAACTTATCGGGTCTTAAATACACTGGTTTATACCGCATAGACTCGTCATCTAATCGCTCCTTACTTTCTCTAATAGATCTATGTAAAAAAGTATTCGCAGAATCTTGATCAAAACCTTCTTTTTCAAATTTCCTGTATCTCTGCTTTACAGTATGGAAGTCTCCTGCGGTAGAATTCTTATTCCCGCACCCATCATCCTTAAAGGAAATGCCAACATTAGAATTTTGCCAATACCTTTCGGACAATTTGTTACAATTGGGGCATCTAGTCCTATCAGGGGCTTTCCCAATAGAACAGTCCCTGTCCCAGTAAGCGTTGCATTCTTTACATATCCACTCGTAATTAGGCACCGCAATCACCCCCAGCAAGAGAACAAGCTTCCCCTGTTTGCACCCCTTCCTCAAGGTCTGCATCTTTCATATATTTTTCTATATTATCATTAGTTAATGCAATAGCAGAGAGAGGTTCTCCCTCCTTGGCTCCTGCCCTATACACAGTAAGCCCTTTCAGGTACGGCGCATACTCTAAAGCGACCTTACTGAAGTCCTCAGGCTCCGATGTGCTGGGTAAGTTGATTGTTTTAGAGATACACGAATCCATATACTTCTGAATAGTGGCTTGTACCTTAATGTGATCTTCAGGAGAAACATCAAAAGCCCCGACAAAGTTATTTAAACGCAACCCTTGGGAATACCACTCTTTAAATAACGGATCAACCACTAATGTCTCTTTCCAAATATTGTTATGCCTATAACGCCTGTTATACATAGCAGAGAAAATAGGCTCAATACCTGAACTAACCCCGTGGAGCATTGAAATAGTGCCGCAAGGAGGAATGGTAAGCATAACAGCATTGCGAATCCCGTATCGTTTGATAAGCATTCTAATACGAGCGGGTAGAGTTTTTGCAAATTCTTCATTTAAATACTTTTTATAGTCGAACTCTGGGAAAGGCTTCTTATCCCTTGCAAGATATATAGACATCTTATACGCTTCATCCCGAATGGTTCCGAATAATCTTTCCAGAAATTCTAAGCAGGACTCACTACCGTACCGTAAACCAAGCTTGATTAGCATATAATGAAGGCCAGTAACACCCAGGCCAACTCTGCGGGATCTCTCACCCACTTTCTTACACTCTTCTGTTGGGAAAGTATTTACAGTTAAAACATTGTCTAGAAACCTAACTCCAGTTCGGACAGTCTTTGCCAAGCGTTTCCAATCCACGCCAGTACCATCATCAAGTACCATATTGCTAAGATTAACATTACCCAAGCAGCAGTTGCCATAAGAAGGAAGGGAAATCTCGCCACACGGATTCGTTGAATCCAGTTTTTCAAAGTATGAAACACTAGTGTACTTGTTTGCTAGGTCAATATTATATATGCCAGGGTCACCAGACTCGACTGAATTTTTCCAAATGATATCCCATAAATCTTGGGCTTTAATATCATCAATACCAGCGCATTCGAAAGTATCCTTCCAATTTTCTTTATGGAAGTTGTTAGCACGGGTTAAAGCATCGGCTTCATCTAAAGCAACCACACTAACACTCTCGGAACCATTACGAATCATTTTGTAGGAATGGTAAGCCTTATTATTAAAAGTAAAATACCAATCCTCTCCAAGCTCGATAGCTTCAAGAAACCTTTCTGTAATAGCTACAGAGATGTTAAAGTTGTTAAGCTGACCTTGATCTAGCTTGACACTAAGGAACTCAAGCACATCAGGGTGATTAACATTAAGAATGCCCATAAGAGCCGTGCGCCTATTTTTTCCCGCTCGTACATGTTCGCCTACCTCATTAATCATTTGAAGAACCGACACCGATCCTGGTGCTGAATTCTTTACACTTCCAATATCGTCACCCTTTGGACGAATCTTGGACACATTAAATCCGACTCCCCCTCCTGCACAGGATATTCTATACATATCCTGAATTGTTTTACCTATAGAATCAACGCTATCTTCTGGAATGATAACATAACAGTTAAGAAGGTTATGATGCCCCCTATTACGACCAGCACCATAAATGATCCTGCCTCCTGGGATAAAGTCCCCCGATCCGACAACATCATAAAAATACTTTTCAATTTTTTCTTTATCTTCATCAGTTTCTGCCGAGGCAACGACTTTAGCAATGGCCTTTGCTCTTTCAGACCATTTTGTTTCACCTGGGTAGGCGTATCGAGATTCGAATATTTCTTGTCCAAGGGGGGATAGATTGGCTATTGTCATGCTTTTAGTTTTGTGATTCCTTTGTGTTTAATGACTGTAAGACGCTTTGCGGAATCCAATAAGGTCTTTAAGTGTTTGTTGTGAGTGATAACGAAAATCGTTTTATCTTTTTTAATCTCTTGCAATAGTTCATGGAGTCCACGAACACCCTCCTCATCCAAGTTTTCAGCAACTTCATCAAAGAAAACTAAATCAGACTGGTCTTTATCTGTCAACAACAAAAGATCTTTCAATGCCAGCATGATTGCCAGATTGATCTTCCTTTTTTCACCACCAGATAAAGATATATACTGAATAATAGTCCCGTTTGTTGTAATTTTCTCAACTAATTCGGAATCAAATTCTACAAAATAGTTACTATTCGTAAGGTAAGAGAGGTAAAAGTTACAACGATCATTGAAATACTCTAAAACATTTCTAATAATGTACTTAATGACCCCCTGCTCGGATAAAGCCTTCTCCCAAAACCTCATAACATCATAATCTATTTTGCTAGAAGATTTATCTTTCTGATATTGCAAGATCTTCTCTGTATACTCTTGTATTAAAGAAGTAAAAGTTTCCTCATCTCGACATAAATCCTTATACTTCAAAATCTTAGAAAATTCTCTTGAGGAAATAGGAGGTTCCCAAAGAGTACTTTGTAAATCCTTTAGTTTAATCTTCATCTCCATAGTATCTATTGCGATATTTCCTATATCCAGGGCGTTCTGCTCTGGGTCATGTTTTACAACAATATCTTGCTTGCACCTGGGGCAGACTTCTACGGAGTTAGGGTGTTGAGCTTTATACTCTAGATCTTCCAACCTTTCTGTGTTAGCATCTATCTCCTTTTTATATGCTGAGATTTTAAAGTTAGTGTCCCTATACTTATTCTCACCATTTAGAATATCATCTAGAGACAAACTCAAAGTGTCCTTATTATACTTATTTGTATACCACAAGGTATCGTCTTCAATTGCTTTTAGTTTCTTTTTAAGATCTGTAATAGATCTCTCTTGCTCACTCACTAAAGAGTCTTGTAATTTCATGGACTGGTACGCTTCTGCCTTGTGTCCTTTTATACGATCCCTCATAGAAAATACATCATCTAAGTTAAGGAATGTTTTTATGATATTTCTCTTATCATCAGCAGTAGAATCTAAAAAACTAATGTCGTTAGATTGACCGAAGAACATTGAAGACACTAACACTTTATAATTTGTGTTAAGGGTTTCATCAATAGCGGCTTGGGTTTGCGCTACGGTAGCTTTAGTTAGATTGTTATCCCCTAATAGGAACTCAAGGCTGGACGGTTTCTTTTTCCTGGTAATAACAATGTATTCGTTATCCTTAAGTATGTGAAGTTGCACGGTACACAACTTCTTTGCTTTGTTGTTTACTAAGGAATCCTCCGTACTTTTTCTAATAGTTTTCCCTGTAAGACCGAATAAAATAGCCTCTAGTAAAACACTCTTACCAGAACCGTTAGAGCCCTTAGCGTCTTTATTAATCCCTTTGATTAGTGTAAGTCCTGAGTATTCGGACAGACACAACTCTGCATCCCTGATAGAGTAAAAGTTTTTGATTACAATTTTTTCAATCTTCATTTTTTAATAAGCTATATCCTAGCATGATTTGTTCTTTCGTTAAACTAGTTTGTACCGAATTAACATAATCCTCTAAGATAACTTCATTTATAGAAAATAAATCTCTAGAGGGAGAGTAATCGCTACTGTCTTCAAGAAGTGCATCACTAGTGGGATTCCATTTAATATCAATAGAAGCTACATCAATGCCTTCCAAGGATAGTTCGGTGTCATCTCTATGCCTTAGAATACGCAATAGAGTGAAGTAATTTTTATCATTTAAAAACTCAATAAGGTCTGGGTCAGTCTGTATGCTCTCGTACTTTAAAAGAACATGGCGAGGGCCGTGAAGGACTTTATGGTAAGATACTTTATCATCATCAATTATTGCATAGTAATTGTCTTTACCACATTCTCCAAAGTTAGTTGTGTATGGTGTTCCTAGAACCGTAACATTATCTTTCTGAACATATCGGTGAATATGCCCCAACAAACTAGGAGTCCTAAAATCAGACAACCGCAAAGAGAAATCAGCATCACCAGCGGAATTAAGGCACCCACGATAACCGAAGTGACCAAATACCATAAACCCTTCAGGGACTTCATCCAAAGCTTTCTTAATAGTTTCTTGGTTTTCATAATGCGGAATGTACACCCTCCTTGTAGCAGGGTCTTTTGTCGTGTGTTTTATAATAGTAACATCAGTAAAACTACTCTCAAAAACAGACAATGCAGTAATACCATCATCAGCTTTAGTTTCGCTATCATGATTTCCCCGTAGGACTGTGACCGAAGAACGAGAGCTTACATAGTCTAGTATTTGTTTAAAACCTAATAACTCAGAGGGAGAAGGTCGCCTATTCATAAAAACATCACCCATTATAATGATGTTCTCGGGTTCAGCGTCAGCACAAATTTTGATTATGCACTTCACCTGTTCATCTAAGAAGCCGTATAGCTTATTGCTTAGGTGTAAATCTGTTATTACTAATGTTTTCATACAAAAACCTCTTCACCATCTCCGAAGGACTTGCCGACAAGAATTTCAATCGCCAAAGGAACATCTAAATGAAGGTTAAATTGTTCTTTGATATATGGATAGTTAACTAACTCATCATGAATAAGCTTACATAGCTCTTTAACCTCTTCGTCTGGTGCGATTAGTTCAATACTATCATGGACAGTAGCAACAATACGCGATTTCATACCTAGGTCTTTCATTCTCTTATGCAAACCAACAAGAGAACCTAAAAGTATATCGGATGCAGCACTTTGAATAGTAAAGTTAAGACCCTGGCGTAAAGATCGGCTTCGTACTTGCTTATCATTACTGTACACATCTGGGAGATTACGCCTCCTGCCAAATATAGTGTAAGCATAACCGTTAGTTCTAATAAAATCATTTATGAATTCCATAAAAGAGAATACAGCAGGATAAACCCTTTTGTAACTAGCGATGATATTCTCCGCTCTCTTAAGTGGGATTGCCATAGTCTCTGCTAAATTGAATGCGCCTCCACCATAAACAATAAGGAAGGATACCGTCTTTGCAATTTGCCGCTCTTGTTTTGAGATATTTTCTTTATTAAAAAGGAGACGAGCAGTATAGGTGTGTAGATCAACACCCTTCTGAAAGGCATTCTGCATATTACCGTCCTTCGCAACATGAGCTAGAACGCGCAATTCCATAGCAGAGTAGTCTACGGTAATAAAAGAATGCCCCTTTGGTGCAATAAAGAAACTCCTAATATTATGTTTTGTTTCGCGTGGAAGCGTGTGGAACGAAACGCCCATACTCTTACTGGCAGTATATGCAGCGCAGGACAATCTACCCGTTGCGGTCCCATCGAACCTGTAATCAACATATACTTTGTTCTCTTCATTATATTCCATGGCCTGCTTAGTGCCTTGGATATATGTTTTCTGCAACTTCTCAGATTTTCGTAAATCTAATAACCCTTTAAGAAAAGCACTAGAAGATACTAAATCTTCAGTAGTCTTCGCAGCAATTACAGATTTACTAATCTTCTTCCCTTCGTCCCGATAGCCCCACTTCATTGTTGTATATTAAAGGAAAAAAGTTGGTTTATTCTCTCATGGTCTGTGGTCGTATTTATAGAATGGAACAACCTACCACTATACAGTAGAAGCCTATTGTATTTATAATCAATTTTGTCAAGCTCTCGCCAATTAGATTTGGGGCGCACACATAACGGATCACTTGTAGGTCCGTTAATATAGCAAGAAGAAGTAAACGATTTTTGTGTACTTTTCTCTTCCCAAAACGATGTTCCGAACTCAGGAGGACACTCAGGACTTAGCATTACTACTCCTACATAGTCAGTAGAATCATGATGAACATGATTAGGAGTTAGTTTTATTTTTGGGGATATTTTATAAAAAGTCCCATTAAAAGAAGTACCATCAAGCACAATAGACTCCTCTATTTTCCTTTTACGGGTCCAACAATCGTCAACAGCAATTTTTAATTTAAGAATATCCTCAAAGAGTGGTATAAACTCGTTAGTAATAAAACTTGAGCTTCTAGTGAAATGTCGGCTATCTACTATAGAATACTTAGTAGATAATGCCATCTCACGAACCTTATCAGGGTTCTCATAAAAATCATCTACAACTACTATATCACGATAATTCATTTCTGCCTCGTAGTTCTTCTTCAATATGCTCTAGTAAGATTTTTAATGTAGGTGCCGACACCGAGGGTGCGCCTTTTGAAGTACGATCAGGGGGGTAGAGTCCGAAACCCTCCTCATTAGTATAGAGGATTTCAGATAAATTCATGGTAGAAGATAGATTATCTTTAGGCATCACCTCCTTATAGGCATACAGATAATCCTCAGTTTCTATGTTTGCCGTCTTTAGAATCTTACCTACAGATTCTAGAGTGGTTGGGCAAACCTCTAACCCCGCAAATTCAATCTCTGAGAAAATAGTATTAGCTGGAGCTAGAACTTTCTCAAAAAATGGAACTAAGCCAAGATCTGAGAACTTATCGAAAATAAGATTGAAAAGCTTTAAGGTAAAATAAGTGTCAGCAGCGTTGCCTTCGCAACAATCAGACAACTCCATATTAGCCCAATCGAATTTTTTAGGATTTGTAACAGTTAACATTATTTAAACCTCTCATCTCCTAACCACCATTGAACTAAACTAGTTCTCACCGCACGGGCAAGTCTCCTTTTTTCACTTCAGCTACCTCCAGGCTTGGGTTTAACCTCGGTAACGATGTGTGGCGTATACGATGGGAAAATAACAGCCTGACCTTGCTTTCTTTTAATGGTATTATAACGACTGCCCAAAGTTAATAACATTAAGTCGCCTCCATCATAGGATAACCCGTCTGATAATTCAACGGAGATACTTAGTTTTCTTCTAATGGATGGTCCACTATCCCCCATATCATGATGCCAAGAATAGTGTTCCCCACAACCATACTGCGTAAACTGTACAGCTTCGGAATGATTTACATCAAAATGATACTTATTAGTATTAACAGTCAGGATCGCATCTTTTATCCTATCTTGAACCCACCATAAATTCTCATCATCCCTAGGAAGCCAACCAACCTTAGACTTTCGGACATCTCCAGTTGCGGCTCTACCACCCGATAAGTTCCCAGGCCCCATTTTTAGCTTTTTCTCGCAATACTTCTGTATTTTAACACATTCCTCAGGGGTGAACAAATCAAGTACGACATAATCGCAGATGTTCTGATCATCCAAGTCTTTTTCTTCTTGTTCTTCCATTACAACGACTCCAACTCAGTAGGGAAGTACAGCTTCACTAAATCCATAAGACCCTTCGGTAAATTTTCATTGATGATGTGGTGCATGATTTTTGTATCCCAAACATTGGTAGGTATGATATTATAGCGATAGAGGAACTTCAAATCAAATTTTGCATTGTGAAAAACTTTCTTATTTTTAGAATTTACTAGAATCCCTCTAATGTACATCCAAAACTTATCCTGATGGTCTAATCCCTTAAAGGGTGAGTCCTTATGATCACAAGGAACAACCCAATTCCCATCCTGGGTTGAGAAGGCTATAGTTTGTATTAAATCTGTCTTAAAATTTAAACCTGTAGTCTCAATGTCACAGGCAACGGTATCATCCGTATGTTTTAACCTTTCAAATAATGCCTCAACTTTATCAAGGCTCATTAATGTTTGGTAGGAGAAGTTCCCTTCACTCTTTTTGCCAAGTACATATTTTTCAATTGCATTATTGATATCTGTCTGGAACAGGATTGAGTGACGAGGCTCCTTAATAACGGAATAAGGATGGAAAATAGGGACAACGACACAAGTGTGCCCATTAATACTGGTGAAATCAAATGCTTTTCCTCTTTTACTAGTAATACCACTCTTCCTAATCAACATCTTCATGGCTAGATTGCCACAAGTGAATACTACTTTAGGTTTTACCTTATCAATAGTAGCTTCTAGATGCTGCCTACAGATCTTCATGTCTGCGGGAAACATATCAGCTTCTTTAACGGTAGGACATTTAACAGAAGCGGCACAAACAAACGGTAACGATGCTGCCCTCTTAATCGTATTATACTCAGGTGAGGAAAATGGCTTAGTCTCTCCGTACTTATATTTTAAGGAATCGGAAAGAAAAAGGATATCGGAAGTCCCCAACTTTTCATAATCTAGTACTGTATGGCATGGTTTGCTCTTCTTTAATACAGAGCATCCTTTACATAACTCGTTGATATCACTGGAGTTATACAGTTTATCTAATTCAAACATACTATAATATAATCATGGCTGGTCATTACATAAACAACAAAGAATTTGAAAAGCTCATAAGTGCATACCTTGTAGATCCTAAAAAATACGAGGATGAACTCATGCCTTTGTTCGACAAATTAATTGAGAATATAATGCTATCCTTTAAGTTTAATGTGGATCTTGAAGACGCTAAACAAGAATGCTTCCTACTGATCTTAAAAACGCTGAAAAACTTCAACCCTAAGCATGGTAGTGCATTCAATTACTTCACAACAATCGTAGTAAATAATCTAAAATTAATATACTCTAAAAACAAGAAATATAACGAGAAGATTAAAAACTACTCAGAAGCGAAAAAAGACTCATTTAACCTTTAAGTCTTCATAAATATGTGGAAGGTAATCCACGGAACGCATCTTCCTACCTGTAAGAGTAACCAAGTGGGGCAACTTGGAGGTATTAAAGATTACAAAGGAGTGGGGCATATGAAAGCTGTCCACAACATAAATGTCTTTTTCAGCATCCTTAGTGGTTTGTTCTAATTTCTCTAATAAGTTATTTGAGTAAGAATCCCACAAGGACACAAATAAGATTTTAATATTAGTATTAAAAGCTTTCTGCTTTTTTAGAATTTTATTAAGCGAATGCTCTTTCTTTAAATGCAGGAATTTCATATGTCAAATGCTTTCAGCTTCAGTAACAACCTCGACAACACCAGAGGAATCAATATCTTCCCCTTCCATATTCATTACACCTGACGCATCAGGGTTCTCCTCGATATACTTCTGTACAAGCGCAGTCAGTTCTCTATTCATGGACTCGATGCCATTGAAAAAGATACTTTTTGCGAAGGTAGTAGAATCAACCTCTTCGGGTCTAACAGTAGTCTCAAAATTCTTGTACGCTTCAGCCTCTTCTTTGCCTAATTTGATAATAATTTTCATTCTTCCTCGTTTTCTTTGGTCTATACGGATATTCCAGTTATCGACATTTATTTTGATGGTGTCGCTCATGATGCTATTATAGACAGTACGGAGAAATTATGGAAGACAATTTTGATTTAACAGAAATAACTAAAAAAACTCGCAAGAAAGTTAACAGTAGGCAAAAAGGTTCCTCGTTCGAACGGGGCATCAGTAAACTTCTTAATGATACATTTAATACAGATGAATTCTGTAGATCCCCTGGTTCTGGGGCATTTGCTACTACACATAAATTACCAGAATATCTAAAGATATATGGAGACTTAATAACTCCAGAGAACTTTAGGTTTACTATAGAATGTAAGAAGGGATATAACAATATTAATATCTATTCTTTATTAGATTATAGTAGCAAATTCTGGGAATTCCTTGCCCAATCCGAAAAAGATTCTAAATCTTCAAAAAAAGAGTCTATGGTTATCTTTAAGCAAGACAGAAAACCAACTTTAGCTATTGTAAAAGATAGCACTAGGTTTAGTACATGTATTACTCACCTTACTCTTACTAAGGATACTAAAATCTATAGAATCTATAAGCTAGAAGACATACTGGTTGAACCTATTGCTTGTTGGTTTACTGAACTTGCATAATAAGTTTTTCAAACAACTTCTGCTGAGTATTCATCAGACTTAGAAGAGTATCAAAAGAGTTTCCTTCAAACAGGTTTTTAATTCTCTTAAGTAGATGCTGTTTCAGGAAGTTGCTATTAATATTTATCTCATAGCGTGTATCTCTAGCTAAATTATCACCACTACCCTCTCTACTTAAACTCACATACCTACCAGTATCAGGTTCTTCAATGCGTGTAGTTGATCCACCTTCGCTCGCTGCTTTGACTTCCCATTTCCCGCTAATTATTCCTTCCATTACAGGACGAATAACATCGTTTTGTGAATAGATGGCTACCTTCCCAGACACAAGCCCTCTTTTACTGGCTAAGATCTCGTCAATTGAACCTCCAGTAAAGAATACAGTTGCAGCTAAGTGCTTCCTAGCAATCATGGCTCCAGGAGTTAGTTTACCTTTTTCTTTTCCTTCTTTATGGCGAGCGTTACAGCTTCTGTGCGTTTCATGAGCAATAAGAATTCTAGTAAGCTTTTCTCTGATCCTTCCAATCCCAGTTTCGGTAGCGGTGTCTTCATCCTCAAGTAATTCCAATATCTCTGCCCTAATGGGACTTTCAGCATGAAAGTTTAGCTGAGTTTTCTCCTTAATTCGATCCGCTATGGCTTGTGGGTTCTGCTTTATAGACTTACCCTCATCATTATCCATATACCAGTCTGTGCCTGGAAATAGCCCAAAAACCGTATCTTTTATATCGTCATAAACCTGTTGCTGCTGTCGCACCTTCCTTTTCTCAGCCTCGGTCGTAATTTTCGCTTCTTCGTAGGCTTTATCCCTAAAGGCAACCTGATCTACAGACAATCCACCATCACCATCTTTAGTACTTAGATCTAGTCTAAAAAGATCTGATTGCTGTGATCTAATCTGCTCACCAAACTTAGTAGAGCCATCATGCACTTGATTCTTCAAACTAAGACCCATAACAAAGATTGGAGTATCGCCTCCAATATTGTGAATCTTCTTGTACATTTCAATCATATCTTCTGGTGCGCCCTGCAATACTAAATCATCTAAAGTAGTTGGAGTAATATAAGTGGCTGCTTTCTTCTTATCAATCCCTTGATTTACCATAGCAGCTATTGCATCTTCTTCCGTCAGGTGTGCTTCTGCGTTATCTTTTCTATCACCATTCCCTACTGTTAAACCTACGGGAAGTACAATATCAGGATCCCTAGCAGCTAAGTCTTCAGCCTCTAGCTTTATAATTATTTTATATAAATTACTACGCTGACTATTTGTTAATTCTTCTAATGTCTCTATAGCAATGATATCTTCTAAACTTTTAACATCACCACCCTGGCGTTTGAAACCTTCCAACCTTGCTAATCCTGCTTTGTGCAGAATGTCATCACTAGATTTTGCTTCCTCTATAACAGCTTGTGCGGATTTAAACAGTAAATCTTTTTTAGCTGCGTCTTGTTCTTTACTCCACATTCTAAGAAGCAACCCACTAACGCGAAGAGATTCCACCATTTTACCTACATAATTATTAACAACCTGTGGGGTGTATGCAAATCTACCTAAAGCACCAAAAGCACTCTTATCTTTATCTATACACCCTGGCTTGTTATCATCATCACATTCGCATCTTTTTTTAATTCTAGTAATTGCATCAAGCTCGGGGGCTCCAGCATTCTTCACAATGCCTTCCCCATCCTTAGCGTATGAGATTCGGGTTTTGGTTCCTGACTCATCAATGGAAACCATTTTCTTTAATCTGGCACAATTTTGATTTACCTCAAATTCTCCTGCAGCCAACTTCTCAAAGAATTGTTTTGCTTGAGTAGCTTTAAGTAAAGTACCTTCACTAACAAGTGCTTCGATAGGTCCAACTAAATTACCTTTTTCATCTCTAGCAGGATTACCCTTCTCATCTTTAGGCCATTCAATACCTTTAGCATGGGCTAGAGTATACTCCCAAGAGGAATTTGACCCTCCTGATCCTCTCATTCCTGCGTATCCTTCTGTTTTTGCCCAAGCGTCAACATTTTCACCTTTTTCACTCCTAACTATTGCTGCTCGGGTAATAAGGCTTCTAACTATATTTTTAATCCCTTTAGTTACCTGTTGCATAATCTTCTCGTCTTCAATAACCCCAACCCTATCAAGGTAAGTACCTGATCTACTAATAGGATCCTCATCTTGAGGAGCTACGACATCCAAATTAATACCAGCATTAGTAAGATCTTTTCCAGCCTTCGCAGCCTTCGCCTTCTCATCTTCATTTTCCTCATCATCTTTTGCTGCCACACCTAAGAAATCATTTAGAATCTCTACCCAAGAAGGATTTAATCCACCACCCGCAGTAAAATCCTTACGCTTATCATCCATCCATACCCCATTCTCCATCACCTTTTTCTTACCCTTAGCCGCCATTAAGTTTGCAACATATGTAACCTTAATTCTAGACTCCTCTCGCACCTTGTCCCACTCAGGACCCGTACCTTCGACCCCTGCTTTTCGTTCATCTCTTATATAGTACAAAAGTCTAGTGCCTCCTTCTGCTACCAAAGGTTGAGTTTCAGGTGCTGAAACCTTAGCAACTGCTGCTGTAGCTGCTGGAATAACAGCCATCTGGTTGTCTGATAAAGCCTTTGTGGCTTCATCAAGTCTCGCAGAGTATAGTTTTTTAATTAAGTTAAATATCATGGTATTATATTATAGAAGAAACCCAGCACAACGAAATTGGGCTGGGTTTTTAATTTGACTTTAAGATTTTTGTTTAACTTTTATGATCGGCAAAATCATAACGAAGTGTCATTTCAATAGTATGGAAGTCGTTAGCAGTAGAGTAGTTGTACTCGGATTCTTTCCAACCCTTGGGATACACACCATACATAGAGGTGCTTCCAACAACATTTAAATCACCATCTAACTGAACTACAGTGCATTTCTGAGCTTTTGCAGTTGTAATAGTTCCTGTAGTGTTGTCATAAATGGTTTTAAACCAAGTGTATAGTTTTTGTGATGCTCCACTATAAAGATCATCAAAAGTAATGGTCACTTCTTCAGGTGATGGCTTGCCAGGATAGAAGAATTTCTCATTAACTCTGTGAACTTCAATGTCATCAACAGAAACCCCGATTGGGCTAACTTGCTTCGCAGCAAGCGTTAACTGATCAGCACCAGGAACACCCTCAAAGTGAACCTCAAACTGATATGCTCTTACAGAATCTAATTCTGTAGAGAGTGCTGGTAGGCTAGTACCCAGGTTAGCGGGTCTAAATTGATTTTTATAATATGCTGGCATAGTTTTCTCCTAAATTAGTTTTGTATTTTTGCACTTTGGTTAGTGAGATTAACCTCAAAGACGATAATTTCAGCAGTCTTAGTTGGCTTAACCAGGATCTTACACCATAGCTCATTCCTATCTACTCTTACTGCAGTGTTTGTGGTTTCATCACAGATTACTTTGAATTCCTGAATTCCTCTTCTCCGCTTAATATCATCCAGATCAGCAGTTAAGTGTGCTTGGATAGCAGCGTAAGTAAATTCATCATTAGGTTCGAAAGTATAGGCTCTTCCCCCCGCAAGGAGTTGTTTCCTAATTTCAATCATTAGTCTTCGAACATTAACCCTATCAAGAGCCGTTGCTGCTCTTTGAGTAGTTCTTTGACCGAAGATCATAATACCATCTTGCGGGAACTTAACAATAGGATTAACAACATTACCACCACCGTACAGAGCATCACGATCACCTTGCGAAAGGGGAACTTCAACATCCGTTGGCTTAGTAAGCCTTCCTCTTTCGAGCCCCGCAGGAGCGAACCAAGTTTCCGAAGATTTGTCCGTGAAGGCGAACTGTCTAGCAGCATAAATGGCAGGGTCATAAAAACGATCCTTCCCATCATAAGTGCTGAAGACTTTCAAGTGAGGGTAATAAATCGCAGCGTAGGAACTATTCAGCGGAGTAGTTCTACCACTTCCTAGACCATTAACAAACTGGATTGCAGCCTGAGCCCCTCCAATTGCTTCTGGGCAACTAAGAAGAGCCATGAAGTTTTGGGATGTTTCAGCTAAGGTCACAAGGTTATTTTGCACCGTCTGAGTTTGAATGCCTGGGACAAGTGCAATACTTATACCTAAAGCATCATCAGTGAAAGCTTGCATTCCTGTTTTCTTAGTAGACGAAACATCTACTTTACCAATAAGGGCAGTAGCTCGTTCCGATTCTGTACTTCCGATTCCACTATCACCTCCAGCAAGTCCTGTATCACTTTGTACAAGCTTAAGGAAGGGCATAGTGAACCTGTTAGCAAAGGAATTGAAACCAAACACACTCATGGTTGGTCCCCCTTGAGGAACTTCTGTAAGTTGCCAGTTGTTAGGCGCGTCTGGTAGGACTCCACCATCTTTAATCTGATAAGTTTGAGAAACCTTTCTTTCAGGATTAAACATACCGTACTTGGGATCTAAACCAGTAGCAGTGACTGGAGTACCGCTAAACCAGTGAACACCGTTATTAATGGCATTTGCTGCGCCTGTATATCGTCCAGCACCACCGAAAGCCGCAGACACGGGAACATCCATGTTACCATGAATATTTCCTGAAGCAGCCGTAAATTCAGTAAAAACATCATACCCTAGAGTATCAATAGTGGCGCATGTTTGGAACATACCTGTAACATCTAAGTTTACACCGCTCCCTTTAATAATATTACCCTTGATTATTTCCGAGGTAAGGATACTATTTTCTCCCTCATCGAAGTTAATTGCATCCTCAATAAAGGTGGCCGCAGCACTAGCATTATAGAGGCTTGTCTTAAAGTTTTCCGCTGCTACCCCACCATCTGTAATAGTGACAAGAGTATCAAGACCACCTTCAGCAGTAATTTTGAGGGAGTTGCCATTAATTTTTCCGTATGCGTCAGTTGTTTTGTTGTACCCAGATCCTGAGTAGAGCGATTCTGTTAAGTACCCTGGACCCGCTTTATCGGTAGCCAAGGGTGCTGGATACTGATAACCGTGTACTCTAACAGCAGATGTATATAATCCTGAAGTGGTAGCCTCTGAACTATCACCAGCGTAGTAACCAGTATTGCCTACTGGCTGAAGGACATTAAGACCAGTTGTAAGCCCAGCATCTGTGAACGCAGCGACATCCATGTAAGCTCCAGAGCCAGCATACTTGCCAACTAAGAATCCAGCACATACAGAAGAGGTATTTGCATCGAATTGAACAGAAACCTCATCATCACTTACTTCCCCGCCAATTCTAGACTTGAGTGCTTCTGCTTGGTTATTCCACAAAGCGTCAGGTAAAGTTCCTGCTGGAATATTGAAGGTCTTGGGTGCCGCATATTGTGCAGTACCCGTCTCATCATAAACCTGAACATGTAAGTAAAGCGATCTACCGATGCCGAAAGAAGAACCTCTTAAGGTTCCAGCATCATTAGCAGTAGATGGGACTCCACTAACATAAACAGCAGGACAAGCACCAATGATGCCTACAGCAGAAGCATCTGCAACAGCACCTTCAACGGCTGCTCTAACATAATACAGTTGATCAGTAGTTTCTAGGATCTCCAAGGACCCTTCTATCCCTTGTCCAGGAAGACTTTCCGAGGGTTCTCCAAACATGCTAACTAATTCACCTTGATTAGTTATTAGTGTTGCTACTCCGACTGGTCCCCTGTTTGCAAAACCACACACTCCGACTGCGGTGCCTCCAGTAGTCGGAGTGTATTGGGAGTTATCCTTCTCTATGACATATACGCCAGGACTTATAAACTTTGCCATAATTATTACCTATTCTTGTTAGTTATTTTTAGTATTCTACGCTGTTCTAGAGTTTTAATTTGATCCGAAATCCAACTTAACGGAACAGTAACACTCTCTCCAGGTTTTAACCAATGCTGGGATATTGGACCAGCTAAATGATTATTAAATAACAATGTCTTGCTTTGCAACCCTTCATTAGTTATCGTTTTCATGTAGAACCTCTCTAAATTATTTACGCAAGATAAGCCTTTTTTAGATAAGATTTCTTATTTTTTTAAATGATTATATCAGAAGTTGTAGTTTCTGTATTGTTTGAGTACACATCATACTCAACTTTGAACTCTTCGATTTGTCCAGTAGAGGTAATTAAGAACTTCGGATTAGGCAAATAGGTTTGCACTTCTATAGTTACACCTCTCTTAAGTACCCTATCTTCCTTATCCCCTGTAGCTACATCTGAATTATCAGCCTCTGTAGTTAGAAATGCTTTAGTATTTTGTGCAGTAGAAGTTTCCAAGCGTAACTCGGGGTTAAACATTAATCTTATTTGTTCTAATATTTGATCCATGTCAGCCCTATATTTTGACCAGATATTAATGCTATAACTAATATTAATCGCTTTCGGTGCTAGTGATAAGACTCTAATAGCTCTTTCCTTATTCTTGTCCCAATATTTTTGATGAACTATTGTTGGTTCATACCTTCGCCTAGCCACATCATCCTCGGAGGTTGTTTGAGTTATGGATATTATGGGCAACACTAGGTTAGTCTGCTCTGTCATCTTAGCTGCTATTCTCTCAGGATTACCATGAACACATTTGATAGAAACTGCCTTACCATTAGGTGCTAAGTATTTTAATTTACCAAAAATGGTTAGCAAAGAACTTAATGTATCACGATACACCAAAGGGATTTTTAAGTGCTGCTGCGATGCATTTCTTATGTATGCTTTAACCCTCATACCTGCACGAACTGTATTTGGTATATTGGGAGGCGTATTATCAATAGCCCCTTTTAAGAAAGTCTCCACTCCACTAGTATTTAAAGTACCCATTAGTTAAACTTAACCCCCTCAGCATCGTCAGCAACATCTGGGAGATACTCATCACTAACCTCTTCAGTATCACGGAGGAGTCTAGCATAGCAAGAGAGGTGATAAACCCCGTAAGATTCAAAGCTATCCTCCTGTACTTGATAGATCTCATATTTCTGATCTTGGAAATGAGGTTTAATTACATCCCCTTCCTCTGGTCTTCTCCCTACCTTCTGTTGGATATAGCTCTTATTAAAGACAAATACTTGGTCATTTGTAACCTCAATACCGAACTCAGTTAAATTTTCCTGTAGAACAGAGGGTTCGTAGTGACCAAACACAGTAATAGGTTGCCTGGATACTACTTTTTCCCTAACTTCCTGATAGACAGTATCAATATCTTCGTGGTCTACATAAATTTTATAAAACTCAAGCTTTGATCCAGACAATCTGATGAGTTCATCATCAACAATATTAAACAGATTAATATCGGGGTTCGTGGGATCAAAAAGATTAAGCTCGCTCTCACTATCCATATCAGGGATAATGGGCATCTGCGTAGTTACTCTATACTTTTTCTTAACCATCTATTTAGAATGTTGAAAATACAGGAGGCTCCTCAAACTCCTGAAGAAGTTTTTCTTCTAGTTCTTTTTTCTCAGTTTCCGACTGTTGAATCAGGGCTGTGCCATTTAAACTGGCACCTCCTCCTGGCCCAGGGATAGAGGCATACTTACTTCTAATCTGACCTAGAAGACCTTTAGCAATAGCTAAGGCATACTTTTGAATCCAATTTCTGTACGCAGGGTGGATAGTGTCAGAAGACAATGCCCTATACTCGACCATTACCGCTTGAGCCATAACAGGAGTTGGTGATAACTGCAAGAACTTGTTATTAATTATTTCCCAAGATCCCTCTTGACCTAAGACCTTCCTCATCTGCTCCATGCTTGCTTGCATTAGATAGAAATCTCCA